CGATAGGCAAAAGAAAAAAGAAGAAGAAGGTAGGAAAGATACTTCCTTTGCCAGTGAAGTCCAATCCGAACAGGAAGAACCTAATGACAACACAAAAATGGTTACATGAAACAAGAATAATGAAATGTAAGGTATGTGATAAGGAAATACCAGTCAATATTAACTACGATATACCCTCAGTAACTTGTTCTGATTGCCACAAACATAATAATGTGTGAATTACTCTCTTTTTTCCTTGTAGTGGGGGCTGCTCAGGTCCAACCCAACACAATGCATGTCGAATTGCTAAATGATGGTCAAATTGAGCAATATCTGGTCCCAAAAGAGCAATATGACAAATGTATGACCCCTAAATATTTTGACAGAAATCTTTGAAGCCTAGTACCGGTAGCGCAAGCAGCGAAATCCCCCCGGTGGGGGGTGCCTATGGCCGCGTTAGATGTGCAATCTAACGGGCGCGACTGGGCGTGAGGATAAACCTGGCGCGATCTGACTACCGCGTCCGCGTGTGAAGGACTGGTGATCTGTCTGGCCTAAGATATAAAGATGAAATCCACTGCTATGACTGGGATCTGGCTGTAATAAACAACGCTAATCGATGGCCGACCAAAGACTAATCAGTCAGTGCTAGCAGTCGATCAGAGCCACCATGGTAGCCCATTGATACATTGTTGCCACTGTGGAACCGTTCCACTAGTGCTATGCTCTGAATCTGATGTCTGGTTTGGAGGTCTTGATCTCGACTCTCCCTGTTAAGGGTGAGGAGAGTCTCGATCTTCAACCACCAGACACAGCCTCACCGAACCTTGACAACTGCATATGCACTCCGCTTCCAGACTGACTGGTAGGTAGCGACGACCGGCATGGGTACTTGACCGGGAGGAGTGGTAGATCATTCCACTTATGTAATAAGTGAAGGGGAGCCACACCCGTAATTGCTCATGGCACAGGGATGTACCTATGCGTCCCGCACTACATATGCACATAGGTAGGCATACACGTCAGGCGTCCAGCTGGGTTCAAGTCCCGGCAATGCCATTGGGTCACAAGAACCCAAATTGTTCACTTATTTATTCACATTTTATGTTCATTCAAGTTCCTTTCCGTACATCTGATTGCGTTGAGATCATGTACGTCGATCTGATCGGCGGCCGTGTTCAGGTTGCATTCGCAAAGGGTGATGTCTACGAGTACACACATGTTTCTCGTCGGGCTATCGCTAACTTGCTGTGCAATCCCAACATCAGCCTCGGGTTCTGGGTTAATCACAACCTGCTTGCTTGCGATAGCAAGTCTGCAGTGTGGGGTGAGTGTAAGTCACTCCCTGTTCTCTTCAAGAAAGAGATGCCTTATATGGCTGCCTGATTGAGTCATAGCTCACAGGCTAGGTGCAATGCCTAGCCCAGGCCTGACACCCTTGTGTGTCACATTGTCCACTTACATACACAAGAACATGATCGCATTACCTACTGTCACCACTGGTGCTGATTGGTATGACAACCTGACTGAACAGGATCAAGAACTTTACGACATGATCGAAGATCGTTGTCCTGAGTTCACCAAATTTGACGCTGAACAGTGTCAAGAATTCATGGATGAGTTGAGTGAGTATGGCATCACAACTGCTGAGCAGTTTGAGGATGCATTCTTCACATCATTCAGCTATGCACATGATGAGTCTCACTTCGCGGAATTCGTAGAGTATTGCACTACAGAGATTCAATGCATTGAAGTTCCTGATTATCTTGTGATCGACTGGATGTCCAGTTGGTTGCGTAACTTTCAGTATGACTTCTTCACCATCGAGTTCGATGGAGAAGTGTACTTCTTCCATAATCACTTCTGATTCTCTTCTGTAACCCTTCCACTTAGGTAACTAAGTGGTGGGTTTCATAAGGGATTCACTCCCTTCTGTTCACTTGCTTGTATCACATGATCAAGATCCACTACACACAAGAACGTAATGGAGATGTTCTCTATTACGACTGCCCATCTGAGGAGTACAAGGACGCAGTCCGTTGGCTACTCAACAAAGGATATGAAATCGTAGGAGAATCCTGATGACTATTGACACAACACATTCACACAATGTCGGAGCTGTTCGCATGGATATCTTCGACAACGAGTTACTACCACTGCTGAAACTATTCAGCCGTGCTTGTTCTGATGACGAGATCATGTCACACTTCAGTGATGATGAGGTTGAGCGTCTATCTACATTCATGGATTGCTTGCAGGAAACTGCATTGCAGAATGGGATATGACACAGACACAACTACGTGAGTTGCAAGTTACAGCCCTGCGTGATTATCACAAGGGGCTGATAACAAGGACGCAACTGCTTAACATCATCCATCGATTGGATCGTATTAGTTTTGTTTCACCCTAATGAATTACACACTTAATGTTATGCAGCAGTATGTGTTAAAAGAAGCATGTGCTGCGGAGCTGCGTACTCAAGAACAGATGATGTCTCTGTTATTAGCTGAAGCTATGCGTTTCTATTTTCTTGATCACGAAGCACCGAAAGGTAATCCTGATTCAACCAAGTTAGAAAACCAGTTAATTAATGACGCGAGAGCACAAGTATGACACAAGAGAAGACTGATGATTGGTTAATCAAGAACGCTATTGGTTGTTGGTTACATCATTTCCCTGATCATCAATGGACTGACCGCATGAGAGAGTTAGTTAAGTATGACACATTCATCCCAAAGACTAAAGTTCAAGGACGCAGACGTCCAGCGAAAAGAGCGAGGCAAACAAAAGCCTCAACAAAAGAGACAACGGAAGGCAGCATTACGCAGCCTAACTAACAAACTGTATTCACAATCACGCACAAGGACGTAACGCATTGCCACTATTAGGACGGTCTAAGTATCAAGAATATGAGGTCACGTTGGTTGACGGTGAGGAGCTATGGCTTGAGTATGTCTATGCTCCCGACTTAGAACATGCAGCATGGTCTGCATTAGAGTTGTCCAAGAACCGAGATGCACAACTTAAGAACGTAAAGCTTACAGATGACTGGTAAAAAGTATTTTCCAAATAACTGGCAGCGTTACAAGAACGCACCGGATAGTATGTTTCATCAACATACATTTGAAGAGATAATGAATTTCAAGATCAACGGATGGGAGCTACACGACAACGTTGCGTGCATCATCCGTGAACAGAACACCCGAACTGGAAAGGTTAAAGAACATGTCTACCAACTGCAAAAAGCAGCAACAAGACGAGTCTCAAAACTCATGGATCAAGAGGACACAGAGTTCACAGTCTGCACACCAGAATCAATCTACTTCGTGCATGACGGAGAGGATGACTGGATGGAGGATATCGGAGAGTGACACAACTGAACAACGATTGTTGTCTTCATTGATACAAGAAGTGAGTTTGCATCCACATAAAAAAGAGCTACTCAAGTTAATGGCTGAACAGATCAATGACCGATAATCTTGTCATCCGTACTAATGAGCTCATGGGTCGTGTTGCTGTTGTCATGTCTGATAAATGCCACCGTGTGCTAAAGCAGTACGCTGCTTACATGGGTATGACAATGTCAGACTGCGTGTATCAAACGATGCGTGCACATTTGCACACAGTTGCAGAAACAAATGAACAAGTGCGAACAATGATCCTTGCTCAAGGCATTGAGTTGGATGACGTTTAGTATTTCTACCCACTCGGGATTGCACCATCGATTTCCACGTCTCGATTGATACCCAATCCTTTTGGGATGTCTGGCATAATGGTACTGGTGTATCATTCCACTTGGGTAACCTTCGGGTAGACTTGTGTTGTACACCAAGATCTAACCGTGGATCCACTCAGGCGAACGATCACGAACGACGACATGATCCCTCTCCTTGAGGTCATGCAGAAGTTCAGGGTCATGGACGCTGAGATGCCTGCACAGTTGTTAGCTACTTTCCTGTACATCGCATCCCATGACGGCTGTCATACGGGTGCATTGCAAGAAGATCTAGAGCTGACTGCTGCTAGCTCATCACGTAACACTGATTGGCTATCGAATCGGCATCGCACCAATCCGGCACGCGGTTTGAACTTGATCACCAAGGAGGTTGACCCATCCAATAGGAGACGACATGTCCTGAAGCTGACAGCACAAGGACGCCTTTTAGTTAAAGAACTATCCACCATTCTCAATGGCTAAACAATTCACCTGGGGTGAAGCCCTGGACTACACACTGCGCACTCGTGACACCTGGCGCAATGGTGGTGGTCGGAAGACCAACATCATTAACGCTGGTCATTTCACAGAAGCTCATGGCCGTAGCTTTCCTACATCCAAAATCACATCAGCCCTTGTCAATCAATGGGCTGTCGATCTGGAAGAAAGCGGCATGAGTAACGCTACTATCAACCGTTGCATTAGCGCAACATCAACAGTTATCAATCACTGTGCTGTTGATGATTTATGCTCGCCTGCTCCCAAGTTCAAGCGACGCAAGGAGTCAGAAGGGCGGATTCTCTTTTTCACAAAAGAGGAAGTTAATCAGCTCTGCCATACAGCGGTTGAAGTGTTTGAACGCTTGGACCTAGCAGAAATTATCCAAGTCGCAGCCTTTACAGGGATGAGACAGGGAGAACTGCTCAAGCTCAAGGCGAGAGATGTTGATTTATCTCTCAACATCATTCACGTCGGCGGTCGTCCTGATGTGAAGACCAAGGCTGGAAACTACAGGGCTATACCGATCCACGAACGGATCGCCAGACCCCTCTATGAGCGTCTGGAATGTGCCGCACCAAGCGTTCGGGTGTTCGACGACTGGTCTTCAAAAGATCAGCTTCTGAGAGCCTTCCACAAAGCTATGCGGTACGTGGGTACTCCTTATGGCCTTTGCTTTCACTCCCTACGCCATTCGTTTGGAACCTGGCACGCCGAAGCAGGGACGCCAATGCGGACTCTGATGGGTTTGATGGGTCACAAGCGGATCGAAACTACACTGCGGTACGCCAAGATCACTAACAAGGCCTGTATTGAGGCTATGGCTGCGATCTAAGCGTGACTAATGAGTGCGCTGTGCTACCTTCTTTGGGTCCGAACGGGACGTTTCTCAGCGAGTCTCATCGCTGGAATCCACACGCGGATGTGGCGGAATTGGTAGACGCGCTAGTTTCAGGTTCTACCTAGACTAAGTTTCACTAGTGCAAAGGTCGGGGTCCGCGCCTCGACCTTTCTTTCACAATCACGGTTCCACTTGGGTAAGGAACTAAAGCCCACATCTAACGCGGATTCTTATTGCCAACACCAGCACAAATAGATGAGCAAATAAGGCTTGAACGAGAGCAAATACGCCAAGGTCTCAAGCTTTTACATAACAACACAAAGAAACTAGAAGACAAAAGCTATGCCAGTGCTTCTGTCTATGGAGTTGTATCTATTGATCAACTTCTACCCCTTGTAGTTAAGCGTATCCAGGATTCACGCGCTCGCATTAGACAAGGAAGTGCGGGAGTCGCATTCGCTGAAATCAAGAGGTATTTACAAGATTTAGAACCAGAAGTTGCTGCTACAATTTCACTAAAAGTAGCCTTTGACAAAGTATTTAGTACAACGCCTGGTGCTAATACAGTTACCAAGGTTGTTGAAGCTATCGGCAAGGCTATCGAAAATGAGTGCATGATGCGTTTCTATGAACGTAACGTGCCAGGCCTGTTCAAAGTTATCAAGGATAATTACTGGCATCGATCAAGTGGTACACAACAAAAGGTCAGGAATATCATCACGCTAATGAATCGATATGACATCGATCATTGGAAGTGTTGGGGTTCAGTCAACAACGTCAAGCTCGGTGGCTGGTTGCTGGATTGTATCTGCGAAGAAAGTGGTTACTTTGAAAAGTACATCGAGTACAAAGGACGACGGCGCAAAACGCATGTTGTTCCTACAGCTACTTTCTTTGAGAACAAGGACAGGATTATGTCTGAGGCTGAGTTGTTCAGCCCATTAGCTTGGCCGATGCTGATTGAACCCAATAATTGGACAACTGATGGGAAGCATGGTGGCTACTTGCTTAATGAGGTTATGCGCGGCCATGACATGGTGCGGCGGGGAAACCCGACATCTATACAGGGAGAAAACCCTGTCGCATTTCTGAATCGCATTCAGAAGGTTGCTTACACGCTCAACCCGTTTATCGTTAGCGTCGCTGAGACGTTAATGAAAAGACAAATAGAAGTAGGTAAGTTTATCCCCATTGTTGAAATACCTTTACCACCTAAACCTCCTGACATCGCTGATAACTCAGTTGCCAGAAAGGATTACAGACGACGAGCTGCTGAGGTATGCAACATCAATGCACAAGCATTCAAAAAGTCATGCCGAACAAGGATGACCATGAATGCGGTAGAAAAGTTCAAGAGTAAAGATAAGTTCTTTATTCCTTGGTCATTTGACTATCGGGGTAGAGCTTATCCTATCCCAGCTTTTCTCACACCACAAGACACTGACTTTGGTAAGTCATTACTAAAGTTTTATGAGGCATCATTCATAACACCTGATGCAGAACAATGGCTTGCTTTTCAAGTCGCAACAACATACGGGCTAGATAAAGCTACGATGGAAGAGCGTCAGGAATGGGTGCAGAATAATCAAGACTTAATTACACGTATTGCCGAAGACCCGATTACATACAGACCTGACTGGGAAACAGCCTCTGAACCATGGACTTTTCTTGCTTCCTGTGATGAATACTATCATTGCATCCTCAAGTGCGATCGTCATCACACTTCTTTGCCTGTTGCCGTGGATGCTACATGCAGTGGGTTACAAATACTTGCCGGATTGGCAAGAGATGCAAGTACAGCAAAGCTAGTTAATGTTGTCCCTGGTGAAAAGCCACAGGATGCTTACAAAGTTATAGCTGAACAAGCAAAACCCAATGTCCCTGTGCATTTACAACAACACATGGACAGGAAGACAACAAAAAGGACAGTGATGACTGTCCCTTACAACGCTAAACCTTTCTCCAATCGTGGATATATCCGTGATGCATTGAAGGAGAAAGGTGTGGAGGTCGATAAGGATGACCTCACTGCTGTTGTCAAGGCTGTTCGGGATGCGATGGATGTCATTGTTCCAGGTCCAATGCAAGTAATGAAGTGGATCGAGAAGGAAGTTGCTAACGCTATTGACCGTGGATTGAAACAGATCACATGGGAGACACCGTCAGGCTTTGTGGTCACACAAAAGCTGATGAAGAAGAACACACAACGTGTTGAACTTCAACTACTTGGCAGCTGTAGGATCACAGTTTCTAATGGTGATACCGATCAGGTTGATAAAAATCACCACAAGAATGCAACGGCACCTAACCTTATCCATTCACTTGATGCTAGTTTATTACACTTAGCTGCTATTAGTTTCGATGCACCAATAGCGGTTATTCATGACTCTGTCTTGTGCAGAGCAACGGACATGCCTTGTTTGTGGGTACTCGTCCGCAAGATTTACATGCACCTATTTGCGGAGCATGATTACTTAACGGATTGGGCGCAACAAATTGGCGCTGAATCTGAGCCACCGATTATTGACTCACTTAAACCTGAGTCAGTAATTGATTCTAAATACTTTTTTTGTTAATGGCACGAACCACCTTTATTACACCTGAAGCTGTCACCCTTGAAGGGTTTCAAGCTATCCTCCAACCAACCAAGTTTGGTTATGCATTGTCTGCCATCTTTGATGAAGACATGATTAGCAAACTTGAGCAAGACAGAACTGAATCACTTAAGTGGGCTCAGTCTAAGCTCAAGAACCCAAAACGATCAGTTCTTAAGCCTGAACCTTGGGAAGAGGTAGCAGAAAACAAGTACAAAGCAAAGTTTTCATGGAATGATGAGAACAGGCCGCCAGTTGTAGATACTGAAGGCACACATATTACCGATGAGCGTACGCCTTTGTACAGTGGTAGTAAGGTGAAGCTTGCTTTCTACCAAAAGCCTTATATTCTTAAGGATCAAACAACCTATGGTACTTCCCTAAAGCTGGTAGGTATTCAGGTGGTTGCTGCTAGTGGATCTGCTGGTGTTGATACCGGAGATCTTAATGCAGATGATGTTGCGGAGATGTTTGGTAAGACAGATGGATTTAAAGTTAGTGATCCAAATGTTCAACCGAATGACGACACAGATGATTTCTGATGGGGTTTCGCTCGGGTTTAGAGGAGAAGGTAGCTGGCCTTCTTCTCGATCTCGGTGTCACCTATGAATACGAAAGCACAAAGATACCTTATGTAATTAAGCATAACTACACTCCAGATTTCATTCTTCCCAATGGTATCTGGCTTGAATGTAAAGGATATTGGGATGCTGCTGATCGGCGCAAGGTCAAGGCTGTTAAAGAACAGAACCCTGACATTGATTTACGCATGGTCTTCCAGGCACCGTTTAACACTATCAGTAAAAAATCAAAGACAACATATGCGCAGTATTGCGAAAAGTTAGGGATACCGTGGACTTCATATGCCAACATCCCACTTAAATGGCTCACAGAGTGAGTTCGTAAGACACGAACCTTGTACTGAATGTGGTTCGTCTGATGGCAATAGCTTGTACTCAGACGGCCACACTTTTTGTTTTGTATGTCACACCTGGAAAGGTGGAGACGGCAATGTTCACAATCACAAATCCACTAATGCAAGGAAAAATTACATGGAGGCCAGAGGAGTACCAAGACGACTTTCTCGACGAGGAATTAGCGAGAGAGTCTGCGAGGAATATGGCATCACCACTGACGGAGAACTCCTATGCTTCCATTATCGAGACAGCACTGGACATCTTATTGGAATAAAAACTAAATCCAAAGACAAACAATTTCGATATGAAGGAGAATCGGATGGCCGGTTCTTCGGTCAACACCTATTCCGACATGCAGGCAAGAGAGTTGTCATTACGGAGGGTGAGATTGATGCTGCTACGTGTAGAGAGGCGCTCCCAACGTGGGAGATGGTATCCCTGCCATATGGCGCGGCGTCAGCAAAGAAATCAATTCAGAAAAATTATGAATGGTTGGAGAACTGGGACGAGATATGCCTGTTCTTCGACAATGACGATGCAGGCCGTCAGGCAACGCAGGAGGCAGCTGCGGTGCTGCCACCTGGCAAGGTCACGATCGCTGACCTCAAGGGCTATAAGGACGCCTCTGAGGCGGCACAAGACAGCAATCTTGAGGCGATTCGAGAGGCTATTTGGAATGCTAAGCCGTACAGACCTGACGGGATTGTCGATGGAAAGTCTTTACTTTCACTTGTAATTGAACCACAACAAGATTACATCCATGAATATCCCTACAGTGGATTACAAGAGAAGCTACACGGGATCAGGCGAGGAGAACTTGTCACGATTACTAGTGGCTCTGGTCAAGGAAAATCCTCAGTCTGCCGTGAACTTGCAACTTACCTCCTCTCTAAAGGGGAACGGGTTGGGTACGTGGCACTTGAGGAGTCAAACAGAAGAACAGCACTAGGACTTATGTCCTCTGCTTGCGGTAAACAATTTCACATAGGTAACCATGAACGATCTGATCTCGCCGAAGCGTATCAAAACACTCTTGCTAACTGGAATCTCTATCTTTTCGATGGCTTTGGTAGCTTCGATCCTGACAACATACTCAGCAAGATTAGATACCTTGCTGCTGGACTCGACTGCAGGGTTGTATTTCTAGATCACTTATCCATTCTGCTTAGTGGTCTCGATGGAGACGAACGCAAGATGATTGACACAACAATGACAAAACTAAGGTCATTGTGTGAAGAGACAGGAATTGCAATGTTCCTTGTTTCACATCTCCGTAGACCACAAGGAGATAAAGGACACGAAGATGGAGCAAAAGTATCACTTGGACAGCTGCGAGGAAGCCACTCAATTAGTCAGATTTCTGACGCAGTTATTGGACTCGAAAGAGATCAGCAGAGCGGACCTGAACACGCTGATACAACAGTGCGAATCCTTAAGAATCGCTATTCAGGCGAAACTGGCATCGCATGTGTACTGAATTACGACAAAGAAAAGTGCAAGTTCAATGAAACAAAGACCTTTGACGCAACAGCAGACTTTTGAATCACCGCATCAACAAGCGATGTTGACGCGACAATTAATTTCTGATTTTCAAAAATCAAAATTACGAAAACCAAATCCACCTACCGCTGAAATGGTAGAGAAAGCCCAATTTATCGATAAAACTTACATCTGGAAACATGCTGGTGTTCGATCTGGAGACGAACGGTCTCCTGAATGATGTTACCCGTATCCACTGTCTTGTTATCTACGATAGCGAGACTGATCAAACAATGGTTTACAACGACGAAGGTTCTGAAGAACCCATCGTTCGTGGGATTCAAATTCTTGAAACTGCGGACGTCATTGTTGGACATAACGTCATCGGCTATGACATCCCAGTTATCAAAAAAATCCATCCTTGGTTTTCACCTAGTGCCTTGGTCATTGATACCTTGCTTTTGTCGAGGTTATATCACCCGAACATGATGGCGATCGACAAAAGAAGGAACATCAAGCATATGCCTGGTCAACTGTATGCAAGACATAGTCTTGAATCGTGGGGGTACAGGCTTGGTGAATACAAAGGAGAGTTCGGTAAAACTACTGACTGGAAAGAATGGTCAGAAGAAATGCAGGATTACTGCAAACAAGACGTCAACGTTACTAGACAATTATGCGACCACTTCCACCCCTACCTGAGTGGGTTGCGTTAGAGCACAAGATTGCTCAGATACTTACAGAACAAGAACAACATGGATGGTATTTCGATGAGCGATCTGCATGGAAACTTGCATCGTCTCTCACACAAGAACTTCAAGATCTTGAAAAAATACTTCGGCAACGCCACCCTGACGTCGCAGGAAGTGAGTTCACTCCAAAGCGAGATAACAAAACTAGCGGCTACATCAAAGGAGCAGCCTTCACACGCCTCAAAGAACTAAACCCAACATCACGGGATCATATTTCATGGATATTGCAGCAATACTATGGCTGGAAGCCGACGAAGTTGACAGCTACTGGGAAGCCTATCGTAGACGAAGTTATTCTGACCGAGATTGGATCAGAGATTTCTATGATGTTTGCGAGATGTTTGACGGTAACGAAAATGCTTGGGATGCTCTCGAACGGCGTGAACGCATGGCTGAAGCTAGTTACGAAACATAATCGCATTCACCATCATTGTTCTATAGCAACATCCACACATCGATGCGCCCACAGACGTCCAAATTTATCCCAAGTTCCAAGTGATAATGAATTTAGAAAGTTATTCCAAGCATCCCCTGGTCAAGTTATGGTGGGTGCCGATCTTAGTGGTATCGAGCTTAGGATGCTCGCCCACTACCTCGGAAAGCATAGTTCCGAGTTTGGAGATACCCTCCTCAATGGAGACATCCATCAAGTCAACGCTGACCGAGTTGGAGTCAGTAGAAGAGCAATTAAAACAATTACCTATGCCTGGTGCTATGGAGCAGGTGATGAAAAAATAGGTCATAGTTTTGACCCACAACTATCATCAGCCAAAGCTAAAAAGAAAGGTAAGGAAATCAGAGAAGCATTTGTGAAAGCAATTCCAGGTATGCCACAACTGCTAGCTGAACTTTCTATTGCTGCTGCACGCGGATATGTTAGAGCAATCGACGGTAGAAAAATTATTCTGGAAAGTCGGCACAAGGCCTTAAACTACCTTTTGCAGTCATCTGCCGGTGTGATTTCCCGCAGATGGATGTTAATCAATCAACAGACAATTAAAGAGACTAATCTTTGTTGTTCTCAACTAGCCTACATTCATGACGAATTACAATTCGAGTGTGAGCCAAAACACTCAAAAGATTTGGCAACATCCCTGGTATATAGCGCAGCAGCGGCTGGCGAATACTACAACATGCGACTCCCAATCGCAGCAGAAGCGAAAATCGGAAACAACTGGGCGGAGGTACACTGAATGAAGTTATTGGTAGACGCAGACTTCATTGTCTATAAGTCTTGCGCTGCCGCTGAAACAGAAATTGACTGGGGTGATGATGTCATCCTGGTAACCAGTAAATTTAGCGATGCGTACAAAAATGTTCAGAAAGAACTAAATAGAATCAAGAACCAGTTCATGTGGGATGTACCCGAACTGATGTTATTTTTCAGTGACTCAAAAAATTTCAGGAAGAAAATTTACCCCGATTACAAGGGACATCGAAACAGAAAAAAGCCCTGTGGGTATAGACGAGTCATTGAAAACCTCAAAGACGAATACGACGTTGTTAGGCTTCCAGAACTAGAAGCAGATGATGCAATGGGTATCTATGCAACCGCTAACCCTGGAAACATTATCGTCAGTCCTGATAAAGACATGCGGCAAATCCCTGGACGTGTCTACAACTTAGATGAAACGTTCACAATCACGCCTGCTGATGGTGCGAAATGGCATCTTATCCAAACCTTAGCTGGTGACCAAACAGATGGTTACAGTGGTGTCCCTGGTATTGGTGTGAAAAAAGCTGCAGCATTGTTTGAAGACAAGGGCTACAGCTGGAAAACTGTTGTTGAAACATTTAAAAGTAAGGATCTTACAGAGGAGGATGCCTTATTGAATGCAAGGCTTGCCCGAATCCTCACTAATAATGATTATGACGACACCAATAAACGAGTCATTCATTGGACCCCCGCCGCCAGTTACAGAATTGACGATGGAACAGTCCTTCAAAATGAGACGACTTGAAGACCTCTTACCTGTATCAGAAAAAGAAGATCTTGTGACTATCTTCTTAGCACTACAAAGACAAAACTTTGTTCTTTCAAATACCATAAGTAATCTAATTAAAAAATGGCCGAATCACCTCTTCACTACACCAGAGGAGACATCGAAGTTTGGGATTTCATCAGAGATCAAGGATTAAACTATTTTAGAGGCAATGCTATTAAATATATTTGCAGAGCCGGTTTCAAAAGTCCTCACACAGAGGTTGAAGACATTAAAAAAGCTATCCACTACCTTGAAAATGAGCTACAGCACGCATTGCACGAAAGTGAGTTTGAGCGATCAAGCACAGGCGTTTCGTACCGCTTACGGAATGCAGAACTCATGGGGCAACCGGACTATGCAACGAGATTTGATCGTTGAAGAGTTCCAAGAATTTGTACAATCTATGCGAGAAGGATATGAACAGGAATTGAAAGAGCTTGCAGATCTCGTCTATGTCTGTTTTCAATACGCAGAAAATATGGAATGGGATCTGGAAACAGCATTAGATCGTGTCCATAAATCAAACATGTCCAAGCTTGGATTGGACGGTAAACCAATTCGCCGTAAGGACGGCAAGGTTCTTAAAGGACCAAACTATAAACCACCTGTATTAACCGATCTTGTCAATGCCTGAACTTATCTCTAGAACTGGCCGGGTTCAAACCTGGATGGACGATCCAGAAGGACGTCTCCCCGTGTCGTGCACGGTATTTGTTGTTGAAAATGAAATGGAAGGACCAAATGGAATCGAAGCGAGCTGGAGATTTGCTAGTCATGCTCTACGCAATGGAGCGGGATGTGCAATCCATCTATCAAGGCTTGACCCCCGAGGCTACGAGAGAGCATCAGGGGTTGTGGCGTCTGGTCCAGTATCATTTGGGCGCATCTATTCAGGCCTTAACGAAACTCTCAGGCGAGGAGGTAAGTACAAGAATGGGGCGATAGTTCTTCATCTTGACGCTTCGCATCCTGACATCGAAGAGTTTATTGAAGCTCCTCGTGACTATCTTCCATGGGTCAAACGGTGTGTCAACATCTCACCAATGTGGTGGGATAGTATGCATGACACAACAAAACAAAAACTACTCCGTGGTATTGCTGCGGGTGACATCTGGTTAAACAAAGTTAAATACGATGACTATGGAAATCGAATCCGAGGAAATGTCTGCCTTGAAGTATATCTGCCCTCACGCGGAACGTGCTTGTTGCAACATGTCAACCTCGGTGCCTGTGAGTTCAACACAATCCCTGAAGCTTTTGTTCAAGGTATGCAGGAACTGTGTCAACTCCACGCTAATACTGGTGTCGGCGCTACAGGCGAATACCTCTCACCTGAAACGGACAGACAAGTTGGTCTTGGAATGCTCGGATTGGCAAACCTTCTTCGACGAGTTGGAGTTTCCTATTCCCAATTCGGACGAGCCTTAGAACAATATAACAATGGAGAGAAGAAAGTATCACCTGCATACGAGCTTGCCTCACAGCTAGCTACAGGCATCCAAAAGGCTGCCAAAATTGCAAGGGATAACAACATGGACAGAGCCTTTGCAATCGCTCCTACAGCGTCTTGTAGCTATCGCTCAAAGGATCCTGATGGCTTTACTTGTACTCCTGAAATCGCTCCACCTATCTCCCGCACTGTTGATCGAGACAGTGGGACATTTGGAGTGCAAACATACAGCTACGGTGACGTAGAAATTGCATCTGAAGTCGGCTGGGATGCGTACAAAAAAGTAGCCGATAATATTATGATATTGCTAGAAAAGACTGGACTTCTTCACGGGTATAGCTTCAACAGTTGGAGCGACGTCGTCACTTATGACGAGGCCTTTATCGAAGAGTGGCTTAAATCGCCCCAGACTTCCCTCTACTACTCACTCCAAGTAATGGGTGATGTACAAGATAAGTCAAGTGCGTTCGCTGCTTTAAGTGAAGAAGAAGTTGATGATTATCTTGCAGACCTATTCCTGGAGTCACCTATTGAACCACAATGTGATTGCCAAGAATGAACCCTTATCAGAAACTAATTAGCCGGAAACGGAAATGGACACCTGTCAAACCAACAGCAGGTAAATGTAAAGAAGGTGCGGAGGAAGCAATCCTCCGTGCTTTAGCACTACGCCACATGGAACTACCCGTAGGAGATTTTATTACCGATGCCTTGTCATCTGAAGTACCGCCACTCGCCAGAGAGATACTACACAGTAACGTTCTTGACGAAGAAAACCACGACCTGGCACTTGGTTACGTTTCCGAGTCTTACGGCGTTGATGAACAAGCGGAGAAAGAAGCGATTAGAATCAGAGAAGCGTGGATTGCGCATCCTGATCACACGATCACCAAGGCGATGGTTGCCGAGCGTGCAGTTTTCTTTGTTCTACTACCATTCTTTCGCCGTAATGGTACAGACGGTATGCGAACAGTATCAGCGGACATAAGTAGAGATGAACAAATTCACGTTGCTACCAATAGTCTTGTTCATCGGGAGTTGGGGCTTGATATCTCTCCTAGTCTTGATAAACTCCGCAAGGCAACTATCCACTGGGTGATGCAACCCTTGGGTAAGAATGCCTCAAAACATTTGGACAAAAAATTTTGGCTAGATGCATCAGATAATTTAATGTATCAAGGCAAAGCTCCGGAGCTTAGTGACACAAAAGCAGGACGTATGCCTGCATTCTTCGAACATAGTAATGTCAATCTCCCTCAATATGCTTGAAGTCTTTGGCATGGAAGCCAAAGCAGTCTTACAACAGATGGAGGAAAGGTTTCCACCTGTCAACCCATCACCTGAAGACTCTATTGAAAAAATCATGTACCGCTCCGGGCAACGTTCAGTTGTTGAGTGGCTTGTAGATAAACTTGAAAACGAATGAAACCACCCTCTTTCAAAAAAACTGAACTATTTTGTAATCCTAAACTTGTAATCCGCAGATCAACTGTATGCAATGGTTGGGGTGTCTTTACAACAGAAGATATTGAGGCTGATGAAATCCTTCAAGAGTCTCCGTACTTCCTTATTGACACTGATGACATTTCAGATAATTCAAATGTAATTACATACAGTTATGGTATGCATGGGACACAAGCTTCTGTCCCTCTTGGATTCAGCGGACTATATAATCATAGTGAAACACCAAACGCTGAGAATGCATACAACGAATACTACGGATTTATGATTCACTTTGCCACAGAATATATTCCTGCTGGAAGTGAAATTTTTATTGATTATGGAGTAGGAGATCCTAAATGTTTTAACGAGGAATAACCTATGGGAAAAAGAAGAGGCATGAGGGGGATGATGGGCATGGGCATGGGCATGAAAAATGCTTCTATGTCATCCCCCATGATGGGTTTGATGAAGATCCGAGAGGATAACAAACCCAGTCTAATGAAAGCTCTTAGTGATGCGCTTGCTGACGGTAAGCTCACTAAAAAAGAAAAGATGCAGCTCAAGAAACAGTACCCAATGGCTGCTAAATCTGGAAAGCTCAACAAAAAGGTCATGATGGCCTTGATGAAAATCAATGAAGTTCAACAGCCAGCCAAGAAGGCTGAGCCTATGAAGCCAAGCTTGATGAAGGCTATTGAAAAAGCTTTAGACGATGGCAAGCTCACCATGATGGAGCTTAAGAAGCTTGAGATGATGTACCCGATGGCTGCAGAATCTGGAAAGCTTGAAAAGAAAATCATGATGATTGCAATGAAGGAAGGACTGATGGGTGTTCTTATGAATGCCAAGAAGTCTGACGGTGCAATGATGATGCGTCCAGCCCGTAATGAAGGTGTCGATATACTTCGTTCTATGGAAGGGTCTGAAGCAGATAGGAAATTTGCAGCCACAAATGCTTTCAGAAAGAAGGTAGGCTTACCACCACTTACTCGTGAAAAATTTGAAGCGAAGGAAGCGAAGGAAGCTGAACAAAAAGCATTGATAGCTAGACTTACCATGATGGAAAATATGCAGCTAAAGATGGCTATCAAAGAAGCTTTGGCTGACGGCAAGTTGACTATGATGGAGAAGATGGAACTCAAGAAAGAGTTTCCTAAAGCTGCTAAATCTGGTCAGCTTGATAAGAAGATCATGATGGTCCAGATGATGTTGGAGATGCAAGAAGCTCCAGCAGCTGAGGCACCAAGGCGTAGACAAAGAACGCTTCAAAGCTTACCTACGATGATGGAACTGAAGAAAGCTATCAAAGATGCATTAGCTGACGGCAAGATTTCCATGATGGAGAAGAAGGAGTTGAAGCAACAGTTTCCTGCTGCTGCTGAATCTGGAAAGCTAAATAAGAAGATCATGATGGTTCAGATGATGCTGGAATCTATCAAAATGGATACCACGCCTGAAGCTATGATGATGAACATGGAGCTGAAGATGGCAATCAAAGATGCTTTAGCTGATGGGAAAATTTCCATGATGGAGAAGAAGGAACTTCAAAAAGAATTCCCTATGGCAGCTGAGTCTGGCAAGTTAGATAAGAAGATTATGATGGTTCAGATGATGCTTGATTCTATTAATGTGGATCCTGTAGAATCTAAAACTAAGGAAGAAAAGGTATCAACTCCATCAACGATGATGATGAACATGGCCCTTAAGAAGGCAATCAAAGATGCCCTTGAGGATGGGAAGATAACTATGATGGAGAAGATGGCACTCAAAATGCAGTTCCCTGAAGCTGCTGAATCCGGTCAGTTAGATAAGAAGATCATGATGATCGAAAAGAAGCGGGAACAGATGACGACTGAATCCATTAAGAAAGACACTACTCCATCTTCGATGATGTCGTTAAAAATGGCAATCAAAGAAGCCTTGGCTGATGGCAAATTAACCATGATGGAGAAAATGCAACTCAAGATGGACTTTCCTGAAGCACATGAGTCTGGTAAATTGGATAAAAAGCTGGATAAAATTGCAGATAAAAAAGGTGTTGATATTGCTGTAGACGCTATTGCTGAAGGGAAAGATGCGACCGGCGGTGATCTTGTATACGATGGTACGATTGATAGTGGAGTTAAAAAGGGAGATAAAGGTCCACATCATGGACTGATGAAGGTTAATTATCAAGAATCAATCGATAGTTATGACCCCTCACGTCTAGACTTTGTTGAAAAAGTAGGGATGGGGACGAATAAAAAGTATGTTATTAAGAAACCTGAGCTTAAGCGTAAGGATTATTCTGCAGATGATTTCAGAAGTGAAGCTTTCAAATCTGAACTTGATTCCCGTGGTCTCACAGGTGAACGACGTGGCGGTACTGTCACTACCTTTAAGGATCAGACAGGAACATTTCGCAGAGTACCAACTGATGCCAGCGGTGTACCTAAGGCACTTACTTCAGACGGAATGGGCGGATTCAAGGATCTTGGTAGCCCACCAACACTAAGTACAGAACGTGATTTGTTTGGTGATCTAGATGAAACCAGACAAAGTAAACTTGCAACTATTAAAAGTATTGTAGATAACCCACAACCTGCTGCTACACAAATGGCAATCGCTATGAGGACATCAAAAGGTTTGGGTATTTTAATGGATGCAGGATTCACACAAACTCGTACACGTATGAAGCCGTTGTTGATGACTCCACCACCTAACGAACGAGAAACGAGAGCGGCGATTGCCCGGATAGGTACTTTATGAATCACACAAACGCAAAAATCCGATATGATTATTTAAGTAGCGAACGTGATCAATTTCTTAATCAAGCAGTTGAAGCATCAGAGCTAACACTGCCTTATCTAGTAAAGCGTGATAACGACAAGACAACACACAAGCAACTGAAAACACCTTGGCAAAGTATTGGAGCTAAGGGTGTAACAACACTTGCTAGTAAATTAATGCTTGCGCTCCTGCCACCACAAACAAGTTTCTTCAAATTACAAGTAGA